CTGGGGCGTAACCGCCGCCAGTTATCGGGCCAGGTCCCTTGGAGTGTTTAACCCACCTGGAGGTTTGCCTAGATACTGACCGTGTTCGGCACCACGGTCAGGCCAGTCGGCGCGAGTCGCTTCTGCCTCCTGGCTGACTCGGGACGGGGGGGTCGTCAAGCCCCTGCAGGTTGGTCTACCCTGCTCCCTGCCGCTAAGAAGGAGATGGGGGGAGTTTAGAATTTAGATCCAATTATTATGGCCACAATGGCCAGCGGGATAAGAATTAGAAGCCAGTCTTTCCTCCCAACCCATTCCTCTTGGGGTGGAGTGTAGGGATCAAAGGGATTATACACTTTGGCGGCCTTGACCTTTGCGGGGTCCAATTTGACACTGTCATGATGCACCCAACTCAGTAAAGTGTTGGCTAGGAATCGCAGCTTGCCTCTGCGTCTCCTGCACGTGGATAAAACTGATCTGGCTGTTCTTTTCCAATACCTGAGTGGTTTGTAAGTGATGTCGCTTAAGGCCTGCCCCACCCTGTTCACCTCCCTTGTGGTGTAGCTGACGATATGCCAGCATTCCCTCCCGTGTAAATGCTCAATTATGTATGGGATTTTTTCTATTGGCACGGAAACGTGGTTCCCGTACCACTCAAATTCAATTTTCTCAACATCATCTTGAGCCATTAAATTAATTAAAAATTGGACACACAGGATTCTGCTCACCCACAAAGCTGGATAATTAGAGATTATGTAGCCCAGCCATGTGCCTAGGGGGTTGAACCTTCTTCCCTCCACAGCAGACCTCGCGAGTGGAATGCGAGGGTCTCTTGTGAGGTAGTGGTAGATGCCCCGGGGGGTTTGTGCTGCGCTCACGTTGCTACTACATGAGTCGAGCAGCTCCAGGCTGTACAGGGCGGTTGGTACCTCGCCCTGTGGCGCCCCCATTTGCTTCATAGCACTAGCAAATATTCCCAGAGCTTCCTGATCTATTTTGGGGCCTCTACTTTCTGAGATGCAGACACAGTCATCGCCGCAGATCAGCCATTTTGGGTTTTTCAGGCCAGCGACTCTAGCGGCGGCGTTGMCTTTGAGGTARCAAGTCATGGTGTTGGAACTGGAGGTGGTGAACACACCGGATGCTCTACAATTCCGTGTCCCCACTTCCACACCCTGCATGATCATAGGTCCTCCTGCGTACAGTTGGTCATGTAACACCTGTATTCTCTTCCTTGTGGCTGGGTCTGACTGAGCGGCACAGTACAGAGAACACTCTCTAGCCACATCCTCTGGAGTTATGGTACTATCAAAGCACACGGTGTCACAAGTGAATCCCATTGGCTCAGACATACTCCTCCACATGGAAAGCAGTTTCCCTACTCTCTCCTGGGGGGTGTACTGGAACCCGTACGCATCTCCACAGACTGCTTTTACCACTTTGGGACCTATGTCTCCAAGCACCATTTTCTCCGCCACCCGCATTTCAAGGTGGGGATAAGCTATGATTCTTGCTGGTTTTTTTGTCATCTTTTGGGGAGTTTTTACAAAGATCTCATCCTTTGGCATTATATTAACCTGATTCCAGGGTGATTTTATTTCAGATAACAGTTGGTCATGCACTTCAACCACGGTGGCCGTATTCCCGTCTTTGAGGGTTCTAGCAGTTGCCCCTGTAACGGCGCTCTTAGCGGTTTTGTTCTGGGTGGCTGCCAAGGCCTCATCAAGAGACCAGGGCCTACCAACCACTGTGGACGCACGCTGAAGGGCCTCCGCCAGGACCTCATCCAATTGTGGCAAGTGCAACGACTCTCTTTTGATGGTGACCTTCTTGACTCTCTCATTGATGGAGTTAGGAGCTGTATTGTAGGCCAAATGTTTATATTTCATGAGACCAGATGTGTATGTACTGACGGCGGACATCACCCTTTTTGATGCCGAATACACCAAGTTCTTGACTTTCCACACATAGGAATATGAACAGTCTGATTCGAAGCTCTCCCAAGATGAGGACAACAGCGACACCTCGTCGTCCTTTTTGGTGACCTTGCCTAATTTGAGCTTCCCCTTGGTGGTCAGTATGGCTTTTGGGGTGGCCAATTTCACTTTTTTACTAGCTCCTGCTTTGCGAGGCTTGGTTTCGGCAGCGTCCTTGGCGTCAGCCTGCTCCCGCAAGCTAACGCCGAGCATGAACTGCTCAAGATCAGCCTTGCATTTAGCTGAAGTGGAAGGAGTGGGTTCAGGAGTGGGGCTTTTCTCCTCAACCTTGTGTATTTGTATTTGGTCTGGTTCCAATTTAATGGGTACAGGTTTGACAAGGGGGGCCCCCCCTTCGTCTTTACCTGACTGCTTTGGTTTTGGCTTGAATGGTGGAATCTCGATGGGCCTGAAAGAATCTGGGGTAGAGGGCCTTTTGAGCATTGGTTCAGGTGTCATCACTCTGGTTACCTTTTTAGGAGGGGGGGAGTGACACACTCCATCCTCCCCTGCCAACAATCTCATAGACCTCTCCAAATCTCTGTACAAGGATACCGGGATGCGCTCAGGACACTCGAGCTCATCCGCTGGGGGCTCAAAATTTGACACGTCCAATGGGAGATTTTGGAGTTTCACACCATTGCTGGTTCTCACTCTAACTCTGAATGGTCCACACTGTTTCCAACCATCACCGCCTAGAGGCTTAATTTGGATATCGTCAATCATGACGGCTGCTAAGGGTTCGGGGGTCACTGCATCAACCAGTGTATCTGGACTGCTCACCCCAGTGATGTAGACTTTCTCTCCCTTCCTTTCATACACCACATATGTTGAAAACCCTGTATTAACAGCCATCTTTGTCCATGAGGCTGGGGAAGGTCTAGGTGCTCCTTCGTAAGTTGGGTTTATTGGGATAGCATGGGTGAAGTACGATCTGCACATCCGTGAAACGCAGATGGCACTTACCTTGCCCTCCTCAATGTTCCAGACTTGCTGGTCTCCACAATCACAAGTAACCCTTATAACACCTGACCCCATCCACAGACCTTTGTAGCCTCTCGTGCATTTGAGGAAGGGCACCGACGGTATGTTCACCACCCTTCTGCAGACCCCGCGGCCAAACTCAACTATCAGCCTCAGGAGCCTACCGACCGCGGCCAGCAGGTCCTCCCAGACTGCTCGGGGGGAGCAGAAATCCTCGTCGGGGTTGTTGAGCCAATTTGCAAATTGTGTGAAAAGTTCCCAGATGTTAAGCTTCTCCAACACACTAATCAACTTCTGTCTAACGGTGGTCACTGAAACAAAGTATTCATCACAGGTTGTACCCCTGGCGAGCATCGCCAACAGCCTGTTCATCCACACGTTGTTCTCAACCTTTGTTAAAAACGCAGCTGTGGCTGCAAAAGCAGCACCAGCCACGCAACCACCTGGATTTGATATGTTGAAAAGGAGTGTGGTCCACTCCTGGAAGTCAGGCATTTGGCCGTCCAGCAGCTTGAGCACGACCAGCGCCGTAGAAGTGAAGGAAGTGTAAGTAGTGAAGAGGCTAGCAAAGAAGGAAGATAGGGAGTAGGCGCCCACCATTGCCCCCAAGCCACCAGCCACAGCAAATGCGGCGGCTGCCTTCTGGCCTGTGAGCCTAGTGGCGAACGCGCCCCCCAGACAAGTTAAGAATAAGTTCACTTTGACAGGAAGCGGGCTTAGAGCCCCGCCAACGAACCCCAGAACGGAGCCCAGGCCGGGAGCATCCCGCATGATTGTCAGACCTGCCAGGTACTGAATACTAGCTAGGATGTGGGGGATAAAAGGCTTGAGGATAGGCTGTAATTCAAATTTGCCACCCATTCTGACGCCAATTGAAATTGCTTTGGTGGCTAGCCAATTGGAAACTTGATTTGCGGCTTCCGCTAATGCGTCAAGCGAACATTCCTCTAAGCCCGATGTCAAAGGGTCATCTATTGGTTGGGACGCTAAGGAGGCTGTGCTGTCAGTTGTTACCTCAAAGCATCTTTTTATGACTATGTTCCCAAAGCTGTCTATGGCTACATACGTCGCAGCCACAGCCAGACCAACTCCAGCCAGCGTGATGGTCGTGCTGGCGAAGTATTCCTCATAACATGCAGCTATCCGATCTGCCAAGGGTGATTTCTCTACTCTTGACTCGTCGAAAGGCCCTAGCACGTATAGGAGAGGGCATTTATTGCTACCAGACAGCCCTTTCCACACCTCAGCATCACTAGGCCCAGGTGCTTTTGCATCCCTACAGTGGCTGTACTGGGCTGCATGCAGATACACAAACTCTGAAGCTCTGTTTTTCATTCGAGCCACATCTGCATGTGGAACATAGCCAAGGGTGTCAAAAACTTGTTGCACCTCCATGATGTGACAATTGAAGGAGGGTGTTATGGGTTGTTGTTTGTAGAAGTCTAATGCTGTCGCAACCTCTGCAGTCGTGAGTCCATACCAAGCCAAGCCGCTGTCAAAGCACTCGTACACCGTAGCGTCTGGCACTATGCCACTTATGGCACATTGGTCAGTCACTTGGTAGTACACGCCAGGGGAGCCCCTACCGGTTCTCCCCCGCCTTTGCATTCTGACGACGACATTGGCCGGCGATGTTTTAAGCTGGACCTCAAAAGTTGGGGACATGGTGACAGATAGCTGTTGTTCCACTTGCAGGCAGCAGTCCACCACAGAGTCAAAGTTACCAGTGTACCCCGTCATGAGGGCGTCCGTGGCCACCACGACCACGTCTCCCTCAGTGGGAATAACACTGATGTCCATTCCCCTGTAATAGTACACAGCCTTGATCCCCTGAGAAACGAGTGTTGCGGCTAACTCCTCACAATGTTTCTTTGATGTTTGGAAAATCAGATGTCTACCCTTTTTGAGCTGGTCCAATTTCAATTTGGCTCCATGGAAGGGGATCTCACCCTCCTTGTCCAAAGTTATTGTTGTGATGTTTTGATGTTTGGTCATGGTACAGCCAGGTGGAGTGGCTGTTGCAAGTATTAGTAATTTGCCATTTGGGGAGTCTTCAAACGCTGACAAGCACCTACCTATTCCCAATACGGTGGTGGCGTCAGTGGCGTGACATTCATCGCAGATTATGACGTCCACTTCCACCGGGGCCCCTGTTGCCAGGAACATCCCGTAGGTCATGTACGTCAGTCTGCTTCCCTTCTGCAGGTTAACATCCCCACACCTGATGTTTGGATTGACCTTGTATTCCCTTCTCATATAGGGGCCCATGGATAAGGTAGTAGCTACAGAGGGATTGAGTACTAATACTTTATATCCTGCATTGTAATAGTGCATGGGTATTTTTGTTGTCTTCCCTGAGCCGGTGGGAGCCACAAGATTTCTAATCTCCTTGCCGTTGGAGGGGACAAGGGGGGGGGTGGCCTCATCCTCTACCGGCACTCTGTCATCATTCATCTCGGCCACAGTGTCCAGCTTGGCTACCCTGATGGAGCTCACGGCCCCACGGGTGGACCTGCACGCCAAAAACATGCCTTTTACCCCACCACACGCGCATATGACAGGGGCCCCGGAGGACCCCTTCGCTTCACGTAGCGTCAGCGGTGCAGTATTGACCCAGTTGTTGTCAATCTCCAGCACAGGCACGATGTTGCCCAGCCTAGTGCATAGGTAAGCAGTATCTGCCTGGCAGTTGCATGGTTTTAGGCATACCATTCCAGGTGGCAGCGGGTAAACCACCACGTCCCTGTCCTTGCACACCATAACTGGGGGGGATGAATTTTCCATGGCCAAATGCCTGCCTCGGGAGCCGTGGTGACATGTATATAGCGCTCCCTGGTAGGCAAACCCCATCCAAGACTTGAGGGGCGTTCCCATGATGACTACAGAACCTTTTTTAGTGGTCCTGTCAGATCCAGTGACGCACACCGCGAGGGAAGTCAACTCTGAGCGGGTCATCACTGTCTTAAGTGAGAAAGGGGCAGTTCTTTTCCATCCTTTAGCCAGTTGCGCAATGCCGGCTCTCACTGTGGTGCCAGCACGGCAAAAAACTGGGTGGCCCTTGAGTGCGTCGCCACAAGCCAATTTGCGACCCACATCTTCAGCTTCTATTACCTGTGTTTTTACAGGGAAGTAGGGGTCCCTGTATTCCCAATTAAGATCTAATTTGCCATCCAAATGTTCATACCAGAAGATACCCTTCTCTGCGCAGGCCCATACTAAAATGGGCCTACACATGGCCAATATTTGTTTTCCAATCCTACTAGTGGTAGTCAAAATTTTGTACATACCAAATTTAGTGTTTGGGCAGCATAATGTTAACAAGAGGGCTGAGATGGCTAAACATGTTAAGTAGATAGACCAAAAGACTGCCAGGGAGACCCTGACTGCCGAGGGAAAAAGCAGGCAAAGAACGAAAAGAGATTCTCTTCGAGACCACTCATTCATCCAACATTCAACCCTAGTCCTAATGTATGAATGAGTGAGGGCAAGGAAGGGCAGATAGGAACTTGCATAGCCTAGCCATATAAGAGTGAGCACAAGAGACAAAGATGCTAGACAACAATCCTGCAGCGTGTATGCGTCTACCACAGCCACTTGGTACGCGCACACTAGGAAGGCGAAAGCGGATCCAGATAGCAAGGGGGAGAGGGTTCGCCATTTGCACACCACCAGAAACACGCAGGCCCTCACGACCACGTCATCCCATGGGGATGCCGCAGTGGCCGCGAGAATCTCAGTGGGTACAGCAAGCGCCTCCGGAACCCAAAGCCATAAAGCGTACAGGAAAAGGCACCAGCGCGCTCCAAATGCAGCGAGCACAGCAAAAATTACAGCATGCTTAGTGATTCCAGCTAGGCGTAAAGCGCCAGTAGCAGAGTAAAGCACTTGATAGTCCTTGTGCGTTTTATCCTTTGAAATCAACCCGGTACTGATGTCACGGACTTCTGAGTATAAGCCAACAGGCACTAGCATCCACACACCCTTATAGGTGTCTGGCCAGCCAGGGAGCCTAGCCCAGTGAGCTGGTGGTAGCTGCTTCAGGGCCGACTCATCATACCAGAAAGTCATGTACCGGCGGCCAAATCTAGTCTTTGACTGTTTCCATCCACGCACTGGCAGCAAGGAGGCGACAGTCTTAGCGGAGCATTGGCCGGTGGACTGGTTATAAGGCCAGCAGGCAGTGGTCAGGACGTGGGTGGTACCGCACACCTCATAAGAGAGTCTCTTGTCTTGCCATGAGCAGTCTGAAGAGCATCCCTTACAGTAGTCAGGAGTGTCTCTTAGCCTACAGCACCTGACACTTCCATTGTGATAGGTGTACGTGCAGCCCCATCCTCTGTGCACCTTCCGATTGTACTCCGCGAACTCAGATAGCAAGCTCGCGCTACTCTCGGAAACCAGGCCGGTGTCATCATAGACCACTCCAGTCAAGGGGTTGTAGCACTTGGCCTCCTTAACACCAGTTCTATTGTGAAACAGGGAACACTTCTCGGGTACCACAAGCGGGGAGCAAGCCAGGGCAAAGCTATCTGCAGACCCTGTCGAGACCACAGGAGCGGCGACTGCAGACTCCACGTAGAGAACCACCAATGCCAACGCCTTAGGCACATTGCCATTCATGGCAAGGCCGGCGATCGATGCCATGGCAAGGAAGTGGTTTTCCGTGACAGCATGTGCAATCGCGGCAGGGACCTTGAGGATAAATTCTGCTACGGCAGCCAAAGCCTGGGCCTCACTAGCAAGCCACCCTAGGAACCCCCAGAAGCCTGGATCAACTCCTGAGTAGATTTCCAGGTAGCAGTCCCCTGTCTGATTAAGGGTGATTGGTTTGGGCAAAGCATCAAGCACGAGGGAGGAAACGAGGGTAACCCCCCCGCAGAATTCATGCATATTGATGAGATCACAGACAAAAATCACACCTGCTACAAAATCTATATGATGTGTCAAGAATGGGTCCACCCCGGTATAGTTTGGATGTCTACTGACCAGGGGTCCCTGGGGCTCCCAACAGAAATCTTCTTGACAAATAACACAACCTGAGTCGTGCACACAAGTCATCTCGGTGCAGTAAACCACCTGGGAATCATTACAGCAGTTGGTAAGGGGGGTAAATGCCAACCCAGGGGACAGGCTAAGAATTAAGCACAGGATGAACAAGTGTACGCCGGCTATCCCGGTTAGGGAATTGACGGAATCCTCACCCGCTCGTATGACTCTGCAGATCAGCCTAGCCGGGTGACCAAGCAGAGGCCCCACGAGAGGCACCTGGTGGAGTAAATCCGCAGCCCAACCGAGAGAGCCATCCACAATGTGGCCGAGGAATCTGCTTCTGCGCCTCGGGTCGTTAGGACCATACGCGTGAGTTGGCGCGATGGTTTGCACGAGCCGCTGCACGTAAACATCTCCCTGGCCCAGGGGGGTCTTACGCCACCCCCCCTGGTCTCGCCTACGTCTTCTGGGCCTGCGAGAACCGGCCTCAGTGGACTTCTTGGCGTTTACCACATACACACCTCCGACAACTCGACCTCTCATTTTTGGTTTTTGTTGTTTGGAACTCATTTTAGGCATCATGTACAGCCGGACACCGAGACCCTCCGGCAGGACCCTATCAGGCAGTGGCAGCGGTGAGGGGAACCCCCCCCCTCACCTGGGATGACTGGGACATGTCCTTGGCCTACAGCAGCACCTAGGCATAGCGTAGCACCTGCTTGGCACAGTGTACTCACTGTCAGCCCCCCCCCATGT